TCGAGAATATGCTGGAAACCCCTAAAGCTAACAGTACCAAAGTGTAACAACCTGTTAGATGTAACAATGGGCAATCAGCAGGGATAGCCTTATTGGAAGCCCTCAGAGACTACCAATCGAGTTCTCAATGAGAATATGGTATAGTCCAATCCCTTTTAAATATGCAGAAATGCAGGGTACTTTTGAGTCAAAGCCAAGAAATGTTCATGAAAATTGAAAAGATTGCTAAGCGTGAAATTGCCTCGTTTACTGGGTTAACTGACATTTTCTACAATGAAACTGTAAAGAGTGCGTCTAATACAGATGGATTTACTCATAACCCTTCTTCTTTCCAATATAAGCTTTATCATAGCTCAGCGGTAAACTCCCTAAACGGCTCCTTCGACAATAACAGGTCTAAGAGGTCTAATTTGAACTTTTATGATGAGTCGGGTTTTGCCCCTGATGAACTATTCCTAACATCTGAACCATTCGCTGTACAGAATAGTGATTTCCGTTTAGGTGGAGACGTGGATGTAACTTTACTTCCCAAGCAAATGCCGAATCAATTAGTATATGCTTCTTCTGCATCGTCAACTGACACGTACTTCTTTAGAAAATACTCTGATTTCGCTAAGAAGATGTTCCTTGGTGACAAACGCTACTTTGTGGCTGATATAAGCTCCGATGTTGTTATTAACGCAACATTCAACGGAAAATTGTATCCTGTTTCATTACTATCCCAAGAAACTGTGGATGCTGCTATGCGTGAAAATAAAGAAAAGGCTATGCGTGAGTATAAGAACATTTTCACAACGGAAGGCTCTGACAGTCAGATTATCAAACGAGCAATGATTGTAAGAAATTCTGAGACTAGACCCCCTACCCTTTCTAATGAAGGAAATCAACTTTTCATTCTTGCTGTTGACCCTGCTCGTAGTAATGATAACTCTGTTTGTACAGTCGCAGAATTAATTGATGATGAAAATGTAGGATACAAACTAAAGATTGTAAACAATGTCTCTTGGACTGATTTAGAGAAGAAGAAAAAGACACCGATTAAAACGCCTGATCAAATTAAAGACTTTAAACGAATGCTGTTGGAATATAACGGTCAGAAAAAAGCTGACTACGAAAATATTAAACAGGTTTTAATTGATCCCGGTGCTGGTGGCTCAGGTATATCTTCATGGGCTGACGGGTTACTGGAAGACTGGATTGACGAAAATGGAGTTAAGCATCGTGGTCTTATAGATAAAGAGCACACAGAATATAAGGAACACAGCAATAAATATCCAAACGCTTCAGATATTTTAACTCTCCCTTCATCTCAAAAATATAAGAAAGATATGTTTGAAGCTTTAAAAGAGATGATGGATTTAAACCTTATCTCCTTCACTGAAACTTATGATTATAAAGGTGAATTAACATTAATTAATGAAAATGGAGAAGGTAAAAAATATAAGTTAACAGATGAAGAAATTCTTTCTTTAACAAATATAGATATTGCTAAAGAGGAATTAGTTTCTATTTATGCTTTCAAAGGTACAAACGGAAATGTGAGATATGATTTGCCACCTGATAAGCAAAGCAAGATTGGTGATGACCGTGCTTACACAATTGCTATGTTAGCTTGGTATTTGAAGCAGTTAAGACGTGAAGGATTAGTTACTAAGAAAAAACCTAAAGGTGATATATCTAAATTATTCATCTTTAAAACCCCAAATATGTAAGCAAGGAGGTGCTATATGAGTGAAAATAAAACAATGTTAAATTTTGCTAAGTTAGGAAAGATGATACTAAATGATTTAAATAAAGTTGAATCAAGTCCCTCTTCTTCTGTCTCTAAGCGATTTAATAAAGACAACATTGTGAAATTCATGTCAAACCCACAACGTAACGAAAAGCAACTTAGAGAAGTTAGCAGATATTTATATAATGCAAGTCCGAATTATAAGCGACTAATTTTGTATTTTGCTTTTTTGCCTACTTTTGATTATATTGTTGAGCCTTATGGATTGAATACAGAAAAGGTCAATGTGAGTGCATTTAAAAAACAATATCAAAAAACGTTAGATGTACTTGAAAACATGAATCTTCCACATGAATTTCTAAAAGTTCTCAAGGTAGCTTTTAAAGAGGATGTATTTTACGGATATGAACATGAAAGCGAAGACTCCTACTTTATCCAACCGATGAATCCTGAATACTGTAGAATTTCTAGTATTGAAGACGGAGTTTACAATTATGCTTACGACTTTACATATTTTGATAGAAATCCTTCTAAATTAGATAAATTCCCTAGTGAGTTTAGAGTCAAATACAATCAATACAAAAATGGTATGCAAGGTAAATGGATCGAGTTAAACTCAGAAAAAACTATTTGTATCAAAATTAATGAGGAGCTTGAGTATCCTGTACCCCCTTTTAATGTAGTGTTTGAATCTATCTTTGATATTGAGGATTACAAAAAGCTTAAAAAAGCTAAAACAAAATTAGACAACTATATGATCTTGACTCATGAGATTCCTGTTAATGATAAGTCTGGAAATGCTGACGATTTCTTAATCGAATTAGACACTGCTATAAGCTTCCATAATCGTGCTGCACAAGCGCTTCCTGAAGAAGTCGGGCTAGTAACCAGCCCAATGAAAATGAACGCAATCAAACTCGATAAAGGCAATAAGGATTCAGACAACGTTGCACAAGCAGAACGTGATTACTACAATGCTGCTGGTGTTTCACAAGTACTATTCAATAGCGATAAAACAACTAGTGTAGGTCTGAATAAGTCTGTCATTACCGATGAGCAAGTTGCTTTTGCAGTTTTAAGACAGTTGGAGCGATGGGTTAATAGAAAATTAAAGCGAATTAATAAGACTTATAACTTTAAGATTAATTTTCTAGATATCACACAGTTTAACAAAAACGAAGTTGCTGAGAAATACCTAAAAGCAGCTCAATTTGGTATGCCTGTAAAAATGGCATTAGGGGCATCTTTAGGATTATCTCCTTCTTCATTTAATTCAATGGCATTTTTAGAAAATGAGGTTCTTTCTCTACATGACAACCTCATCCCTCTTCAATCTTCTCATACTCAAGCTGGGGCTGAATCTGGTGGAGCGCCAAACAAAGGTGATAATGTTACCGAAGCTGGTCAAAAAACACGAGATAACGGCTCTAATATAGAAAGCTAAGTTAATTTTATCTATCCCTGAAGGGAGGTGAGATATTGGACAAACAAAAACAATATGTCCCTGTTACTTTTCAAAAATTAAATCATTATGAAGATGAAGATACAAGGTTTTTGAAAGTAAAAATTTGGTTGATGCATACTGAAGAAAACCTTAATGGAAGTTATTTTGATAAATCAGTTGTTGAGCAAGCTATCCCCTCTTTAGCTAACACTCCTATCCTTGCTTATATTGAAGAAAATGGCAATGGTGAGGAAGATTTTTCAGATCATAGAATGGTGATTGTCAAAGAGGAAGATGGATACAAGTTTAAATATATAGGTCAAGCAATTGGCACTATCCCTGAGACAAACAATGCTCAATTTGAGAATAGAGTTTGTGATGATGGTGTGGAAAGAGAATTCCTTACTGTTGAAGGGCTTGTTTGGACAAAATGGGATGATCCAATTGACATCTTTAATAAAGATTTAATTAAGAATCAATCAATGGAACTTCATGATAACTATACTGGAAGCTTTAAAGATGACAACCTATTCCACTTTGAATCATTCTCTTTCTTCGGAGCGTGTGCATTAGGAAAAGATGTGCTACCTGCTATGCATTCGGCAACTATCGAAGCCCAATTCTCTCATAATGATGTGTTTGAAAGTATCCAAAAGAAAATGGAACAATTTAAATCAATTGTAAATAAAAAAGAAGGAGGTAATACTGTGGACGAAAAGCTTGAATTACTTAAACAATATTCCTTAACTCAAGAAGAAGTTCAGGAAAAAGGTATTAACATCGAAGAATTTAGTATGGAAGAGTTGGAAGCTAAATTAAAGGAATTTGAAGAAGCACCTGCTGAAAATCCTACTGTAGAAGTTGAAAAAGAGACTGAAACCCCTGCTGAATTCTCACTTGTTGCTAGTCAACTAAAAAAAGAAATTCGCACCGAGTTATACAAAGAGTATACAGAGGATGAATGGGGCTATAAGTATAGTAAATACTGGTATGTGGATCATGACGATACTCTTGTTATCGCTGAAGACTCCGAAAGCAATGGTAGTCTAGTCGCTTTTGAATATTCAGTTGAAAACGATAAGGTGGTTGTCAACTTTGATACAAAGAAGAAAGTGAAAATTTCTTACCAAACTATCGAAGAAGATACTGCTACAGACTACTCTATCGCTTCGGTTGATCGTTCTCAATATGAAGTGAATGTTCAAGAGAAGAAAACTGAAAAAGAATTCACTGAAAAAATTAATAAAATTAAAGATGAGTTAGAAACTAAAAATAGTGATTTCTCTGTATTAAATGACGAAGTTGTGGATTTGCGTGAATTTAAAGCTACTAAACTAGCTGACGAACGTGCGGCTGATGAAGCTAAATTGTTTGAAAGCTTTGAGGAAGCTTTAGGAGAAGATGAAATCAATAAAGTTAAAGAAACTTCTAGCGAATTCACTTTAGAACAACTTGAAGAAAAACTTTTCACTTTGGTTGGGCGAAAGAAATTTTCTGCTACAAAGCAACCGAAAAAAGAAAAGCAATCTATCAAAGTACCGTTGGATTATGAGCAAGAAAAACCAACATCAAGTAAAGAATGGGCGCATTTAATCGACTAATAATCTTTTAGATGGGTCTATTTACTATATAAAACTACATTTTACACATAATTTTAAGGAGGAAAAACAGAATGGCAATTGTTAATCTTGATAAAATTCAAGCACGTAAGACAGGTAACTTATCATCAGTAGTATTTGAAGAAGTAGTAAAAAATGGAGCAGTATTCCACTTAGGCGCATTAGTGGCTGGTGAGCGTGAATTACATGAGGTAGTTAAACCAACTGCTGAAACAATCGATGCATTACCTTTAGTTCTACATGCATCTGTTGAAATGGGCTACAACCCTCGTGAGTATGCTTTAAAACATTTCGAATTAGCTGTAGGTGAAGAAGGTCGTGGAGTTCATTTAGAAGAAGGTGACATTTTCCAACTTACAACTGATGCTTTTAGCGCTACTCCAGTAGTCGGTGAATTTGTAGTACCTCAAGCTGGAAGCTTCCAATTGGCTCCTGCTGCTGCAATGGGTACAACTCGTTTCGTTGGTAAAGTTATTGAGTCTACTGTCTTAGGTTTTGACGGTCAACCAGCATTCGCAATTCAAGTAGTTAAGAACTAATAAAATCAAATTAATAATATTAACAGGAGGATTTACATAATGGATAAAACTTTAGTAAAAATGGCAATTGATCTTTATAAAGGTAAAACTGAAAACTTCTCTAAAGAGAAAGTTAATGATTCTTTACGTAAACATTTAATCGAATTAAACGGTGGAGAAGAAAAGATTACAGATCGCTCTTTCCGTAAACACCCTGAATTATTTGAATTCTTAGAAGAAACTTTATCTGTATTAGTAAGTGAAGGATTACAAGAACAGTTCCAAGAATTCGCTGAGGTTCGTGACGTAGAATTCGGTCAACAACCTGTATTCCATATCCCTGATACAAAGCTATTCCCTGTTGCTGTAGTATCTGACGGTATCGGGAACCTACGTAAGCAACGTATCGACAACGGAGAGTTAGTTGTTCCTACTAAATTCCGTGGAGTAGCTATTTATGAAGAGTTAACTCGTGTAATGGCTGGTCGTACTGATTGGGTAGAAATGGTTAATCGTGTAGCTAAATCATACAACCAAAAGATTTTAACAGAAGTATATGATGCAATCTACAATTCTTTCGATAAATTAACTGCTCCTTTCAAAACTTCAGGCACATACAACGAAAGCGAACTTTTAGAATTAGCTCAACACGTTGAAGCTGAAGCTAATGCTGATGTATTAATTTTCGGTACTAAAAAAGCTCTTTCTAAAATTAAGCCATCTGAGTACAGTGACAACATGTTAGATCGTAAGAATGAACTTGGTTTCTTACGTATTTGGAACGGCTATGAAATGCGTGAAATTAAACAAACTCATAAAGCTGGAACATATGAATTTGCGATTTCTGATAATTTCTTACTTGTAGTTCCAACAACTGGAGATAAAATGGTTAAAATCGTAAACGAAGGTGAAACTCGTATTATTGAAGAATCAGGTTTAGACAACCAAGATTTCTCTCAAACTTACACTTTCTTAAAGAAAACTGGTATCTCAATTGTAACTGGAACAAAATACGGAGTATACCGTTTAGCGTAATTAAATTAATAAATATAAGGGCGGCTTATGTTGCCCTTATATAATTAACTAGAATAAAAGGAGAGAGTTATAAATGGCAGCACCTCGTAAAACGACTAAAAAAGAAGCAGTTGAAGTTAAAACTGAACAAGAAGCAGTGGTTGAAGCTACTCCTGTAAAAGAAACTGTACGTAAACAAAAAAAGAAACTGAATCGCAATGATTTAATTTTAGTTATGAACAGCACTTCTGATCGTCTAGTCCACACATCACGTAAAACAGGTCAAGAATGGTTATTTACTGAATACGGACAAACAGATGAAATGGAACTTGGAGAATTAGTAACTATGAACAATTCAAGTCCTGCGATGCTACGTGAGCCTTGGTTATTGATTTTAGACGAAGATGCTGTTGAGTATCTTGGACTAAAGAAACTCTATGAAAATATCTTAACTGAAGATGAGATGGAAGAGTTTTTCAATTCAGATGTAGAACAAATGGCTACAATCTTAGATAAACTTCCTAAAGGAATGAAAGAATTAATTGTTGGTTTAGCTAAGAAGAAAGTTGAAAACAAAACATTAGACTCAATGGCTAAGATTAAATTAATTGAAGATAAATTGAAAATTGAACTAATTGCTGACTAAGGAGGTAGTTAAATATGGCTACTCCTTACTCTGATGTATATTCCTATTTCCTACCCAAGCTAAGTGACTACTCCTTCTTTTCTTTATCTAAAGAAGAATTGGATGCAAACTTAGAGACTTGGTTAATGACGGCAATTGTTAAATTTAAAAAGTGCAAAAAGGATTTATCTAAGCGTGACTCTTTAAATAAAGAGTTCGTAGAAGATTTGTCTGATGAAGAAAAGAACATTTTAGCTCAATTGATGATCGTAGACTACCTTACTCCCAAATTGATAACTGCTGAACTTTTGCAGCAAACGCTAAGCACAAAAGATTTCAAGCTTTATTCTCAAGCTAATCATATTAAAGAAATTAAAAGCCTCAGAGATTCAATGAAGCATGAGGCAAATCAAATGGTCACAAGCTATACATATACAGAGACTAGAATGAGTGATTTTAAATGATTACTAATAAAGAATTAATTAATAACTATTTAATTTCTTTAAAAGATCGTATTTTTAAAATACTTCCCTTGTTTGAGGAAGAAAATGATGGTCTTTTTAAGTATATCGACTCCCTTTCTCATGAAATGTGCGGTCTTCAAAATTTAGTCGTTGTGCTCAATAACAATTATCTCTACTTGTCAGTATTAGGTACGCTTGAGTCGCTTTTAGATGAGGCAGTGTCTTCAGATTATGATTTAAAGATGGTCAGAAGTGATGTGTTCAGGTGTATGACTTGTATCGATAAGCTTCTAGATGGTGACAAGCAATGAATTATTACGACATCTATAAAAGCAGATTAAAAAGCTATGGAGAAAACTCTGAAGAAGCTAAGATTAATGCAACTATCTATTCTATAAACAGAACTTTTAGCGATTCTATTTTTTCAGAAACAGTTCCCGTTAACGGAGCTTTAACAGATACGATTATTAACCAAGGTAAAACGTCCAGTGATAAAGTCTTTCTTTTTAGACCTGAATATCAAGGTACTAAAGGGATGACGATTGAATTTGATGGCAATGTTTATTTGACTGTAGACTTTGACAGAAATAGACTATACCCTTCTGCAAAGGGAAAGTTATGTAACAATTACATTGACTTAAAAGGTGAAACGAAGCAAGTACAAGTAGGTGTAGGCTCTAAAACTGGAAAGCCGATCTA